GCTTGAAAGAGCGTCCCTGTCTGTCAGCCACCCAGTAGTAACTAAAGTCACCGAATGCCATACACTTGTTGCCAGCCTTGATTTCCGGCACATAGCTTGATGTTTTGTAAGGGCGATTGAGAATGGTATCCAGCACACCCGCCTGCACAGACGGATTCCAGATATAGTTGCCTGTGTTATCCTTCAGCTTACGAAGTGCCTTAACCGTGGAATCGTTGAGAACCCACACAGCCTTCTTGCGGTACGGACTTCTGAGAGAATAGAACAGTTCCATCACATCATCAAAGGTAATGTTTGCACCGGTTGTTGTTGCACCATCTTCTGCACCGCCTACGGTATGGAAGATACCTGTCGGCTTGCCCTTGCCGTCACCAACAAAGAATGCCTCTTCTTCCTTTGCACCGATACGACGGGCAAATTCACGGGCAATGTAGGACGGCAGGTCAAATACACTGTCGTTCAGCAGTTCCTCAGAAATCTTGATTGCTGTTCCCAGCTTATATGCGGAAAGCGATGCCTGACCGAATGTATCATCGGAGAGCGTATACTGCTGCTCCTCGTCCATCCAGACTGCTTCGCCCTTGGAAGTCACAATCGGAATCTTGCGGTCGCCGTTGGAAGTCTTGATAACCGTTGCCATCTGACGGAAGATACTTTCTTCCTCCAATGCTTCCACCAGTTTTCTTTCAAACTCGTCTGGAACAAGATAACCGCCCTCTGCATCTGTGCCAATGTGCAGGTCGTTATTGACATCAATCCAGTTTCGATTTCTGATGCTGTTCCAGAAAGCCGCTTTGTAGCTGTCGCTTGCTGTACCTGTCTTTTCCGTTACGTCCGGTGTGGCAGGCTTGCCGAGAACAGGTGTTGAAGTAGGCTTGTTCATTTCTGCTTCAATTTCAGCCTGTCTTTCCAGACGCTGTATTTCCTTGCCAAGGTCAACAATGGTCTTTTCCATTGCATCATATGTTTTGGAATCTTCCTCGCTGAGAACGCCGTTTGCATTTCTCTTGCTGTCGAGAAAATCACGTGCTGTATCCCAAGCTTTCGCTCTCTTTTCTCTCAGTTCCTGAATCGTCATAGCCATAGTTAAAATCCTCCTGTTAGTATTTCAGTAATGCCAGTCTTTTTTCAAGCTGGTCAATGGGTGTGCCTTTGACAGGTTCTGCCGATGCAGATACCTTTGATAAGAACGCAGATAGATTCTTTGATTTTGAATAAGTCATAGCGGTCAATGTATCTTCCTTTTTCTCATCCTCGTCAGGCTCTTCTTCCCCCTCTTCGGGAGGGAAAGGTTTCTTATTTTCGGCAAAGAGAATCCCGTCAACAAATCCCATCTCATGCGCCTTTTTCGCATTGAGCCATGTTTCGTCGGACATCAGTTTTGCAATCTTATTTCGGCTGAGATGGGATTTGGTTTCATATGCGTTGATGATAGACTCCTTGACTTCTTCCAGAAGTTCAATTGCCTTTTCCATATCCGCTTTATTGCCCATTGCTGATGTAGAAGGGTCGTGAATCATCATCATGGCCGTCGGCGCAATCAGCGTTTCATCGCCAGCCATTGCTACAACAGAAGCCGCTGATGCAGCAATACCGTCAATTTTCACGGTAACTTTGCCTTTATGATTTTTCAGCATGGAATAAATCTGACTTGCTGCGAACACATCGCCGCCCGGTGAGTTCAGCCAGACTGTCAGATTTCCGCTTACTTTTGAGAGTTCATCACGGAACAGTGCGGGTGTGACCTCATCTCCCCACCAGGTATCTTCAGAGATAGGGCCGTTAAACAGAAGCTCTGTTTCTGATGTATCTTCATTCTTTATGAAGTTCCAGAATTTCTTCATTCAGTTTCTTCCTCCTTTGCCGGATTTGCAAATGCTCCTGCATCTGCAAGTTTTGTAAAGCTGCCATTTACGAGATACAGGTTACCGCCTTCCTCCTCAGAAAGCATATTCATATCTTCCTTTTCACGGATATCGTTGGCAGACATCCAGCCGTTCTGTCTTGCGGTAGCATATCCCTGCATACGGGAAGCGTAATCACCACGCAGTAGTCCGTCCACATTGAATTTTATAAAATACTGTCCTTTTTCCGAATCAGAAAGCAAAGCCTTCTGCAACGACTGCTCCCACCTTACAATCCAGGGGTCAAGGCTGTATTTTACAAAGTCTAATGACAGATGCTCTACGTTAGAAAATGTAGCGTGGTCAAGGTCGCCAATCATATGGAGTGGCACTCTGTACATTCTTGCAATCTCCTCAATCTGAAACTTTCTGGTTTCCAGAAACTGCGCTTCATTATTCGGAATTGCAATGGGTGTGAACTTCATGCCCTCCTCCAAAACTGCAACCTTGTGGGCGTTTCTTCCGCCATAGGCTCTCTGCCATGCATCACGTACACGTTCCGGATTTTTGATTACTCCAGGGTGTTCCAAAACGCCTGACGGACTCGCACCGTTTCCGAAGAACGATGCTCCATATTCCTCGCAGGCAATAGAAATGCCGATTGCATTTTTTGCAAGTGCAATCGGCGAATATCCGACCAATCCATCGAACCCTAAACCTGGAATATGCAGGACTTCATCGGCATAGAGTACAACATCTCCCTGTTCCTTCATATTTGGATTTGCTTCATCGTAACGGCTGTAAATATATATCAAGCGGTTCTTTTCATCACGGTCAACTTTCATCTTATCCGGCATCAAAGGATACAATCCCAAAACATCACCTCTACCATTTCGGATTATCTGTGCATAGGCATTGCCGTAAATCAGCAGATGGGACATCAGGGTTTCTCGAAATACGAAAGATGTCATTTCGGGATTTGGCTGATCGTGGAGTAAAAAATAGAGCGGGTGTTGTGGCACTCGCTCTTTTCCTTTGTCATTGTATTTGTACACATGAAGCGGCAGCTGTGCGATAGCCTCCGACAGCACTCTCACGCAGGCATAAACCGCAATATGCTGCATGGCTGTTCTGTCAGTAACTCTTTTTCCTGCATTGCTTCTGCCGAAAAAGTATGTGTATGACGGGCTGTCGTAACTGTTGGTTGGCTTATCTCTGGACTTAAAGAGTCCGCTGAAAATACCCAATGAAAATCATTCCTTTCATGAAAAAGGAGCCCTTCCGGACTCCTTGTCGTTATTTGCTGTTTTGACCTGCGTTATAGGCATCGATTTTTTCTTTCATTCTGACAATCGCCGTATCCATATTACTCAGAACGGTTGCTTTTGGAAGCCCGAAAATTTCATTGCAGGTTTTGTCCGTCAAACGTTCGGTATGTGCCTTGTTTTCTGTCAGTACTTTCAACATATGCTTTTGTTCGTTCAGTTCTTTCTTTGTCATTTTTATCCTCCGTAGGTTGATTTCGAAGGCTTTGTGCCTTTCGTTAGTAGGTATATTACCATACTGTTTGGCACTATTCAAGTGTGAATAATGACAATCATTCTGCGAAATTTCGGGTGATATTGTACATCATAAAACCAGCATCTCCCTCGAATCATAAACCGACTCATCAGATACACATCCACAGCGAATTGCACGGTCGAGAGCCATAATCATGGCAACCGCACCGTCAATCTTCTCTGTGGATTTTTCTTTGTCCGGTTTGATGTTTCCGGCAGGGTCACGACGAATAAAGATGTTATCCATCATCCACCTTAAAACAGGATGCCCGTTGTGGGCAAGTGTTTGTTCCAAGGTCAGTTTCATCAGTTCTTTGGTCGGCGGTGACATATCTTTGTAACCCTGTCCAAATTGCACCATCGTGAAGCCAAGTCCCTCCAGATTCTGCGACATCTGCACTGCACCCCATCTATCAAATGCAATCTCTTTGATGTGAAACTTTTGTCCCAGTTCGTCAATGAAGTTTTCGATAAAACCGTAGTGAACTACATTTCCCTCAGTGGTTTTCAGGTAGCCCTGCCGTTCCCATACATCATATGGAACATGGTCACGCCTTACTCTGAGCGGCAAAGTTTCTTCGGGCAGCCAGAAGTAAGGCAAAACATAATAATGATTGTCTTCATCGGTCGGCGGAAAAACAAGCACAAAAGCTGTAATATCCGTTGTAGAGGAGAGGTCAAGTCCACCGTAGCAGATACGCCCGGCAAGCATATCTTCATCAAAATCCACCTTGCATTTGTCCCACTTTTCCATCGGCATCCAGCGGACAGCCTGTTTTACCCATTGGTTCAGTCTCAATTGTCGGAAAGCGTTTTCTTCTCCCGGCGTTTCCTTTGCAGAATTACAAGCTGCTACCACCTTATCCATGCCGATTGTCTTGTCGAGGGATGGATTTGCTTTTTTCCACACCTTTGGGTCAGTCCAGTCTTCGGATTCATCTGCACCATAAATGACCGGATAAAAAGTCGGGTCGTGCTTTCTGCCTTCCAGAATGTCCTTTGCTTTTTGGTGTACTTCATAGCAGATTGAATTTGTATCAGTTCCGGCGGTTGTGATAAGAAAATACAGAGGCTGCATTCTGGCATCACCGGAGCCCTTTGTCATGACATCAAAGAGTTTTCGGTTGGGTTGGGTATGCAGCTCATCAAATACAACGCCATGAATATTGAATCCGTGCTTGGAGTATGCTTCTGCAGAAAGTACCTGATAGAAGCTGTTTGTTGGAATGTACACGATACGCTTTTGTGAGGTCAGGATTTTCACTCGCTTATTCAGGGCTGGGCACATTCGCACCATATCGGCAGCCACATCAAATACAATGGCTGCCTGTTGGCGGTCAGCAGCACAGCCGTAAACTTCGGCACGTTCTTCACCGTCACCGCAGGTGAGCAGCAGTGCAACAGCGGCGGCAAGCTCGCTGTTGTGTGTTGGTAAAAAAGAACGCCCAACACAATAAAGGTGTGAAGGGCTGTCGACTTGTATGCATTGCATACCCGGATTTTCAATTTTTTCAATAGAATCAATATATCGAAAATGACTGCGTGACTTAGGATTCCTTTTTACTGCGTTTTTCATTTTCCTTTTTAGTCCTGCAATCGGCATATCATCGAAGGCAGTGAATTTCACATAGTATAGGGTTTCTCCTGTTGCCACTCTTCCGCATTCTCTGCTTGGCTTACTCCAATCTGTTCTCTGCGTGGATACCGCAGTCGTGATTGTATTTTTTATGCCTAAACCCCATAGCAGTTCACTTACGCTTTCAGCAAGTGCTTTTTCTGTAGAAGTGTAAATTGCCTGCCCTTTCACATTACTGATTGCTCCATCAGAATCCATAAGTCCCTGTAATAAATCGAATCTCTGCGAAACGGAAGCTCTGAGATATTCTATTGGGATTTTCTTGTCATGGAAGTTTTTCAAAAGTACTTTTTTCAAATCCGGGACAGGACAGATTTCCGAATCACCTGTATTTTTCCACCTTCTTTTTGCTTGTGCCATGGCCATATTCGGTCTAACACTTCCGGTATATCGCAAGTTTGAATTGTAATTTCAGGCTTTACAGCATTTCCATTGCCTAACCAATAACCCATTAAGTAAGGTTCAACAGGCAGTTCTTTTTCAGTTGTGTTAAAGGCTTCGGCAATAGGAATACGAAACCGATAACAACCATCGGCGTCACAAGAACGCTGATATAATTCCTCCGTTGTAATCGTTCTTTTTCTGCGTGTACCATTTGTAAGTTCACCTGTCCACAAATGCCTTGCTCCTGCAATGATTTCTTCACCGTCCTTAAATCGGATGATATAGCCTTGTTCTTCATAATCTACAGGACTTTTCGCAATAACATGGCAGATGTTTCCCTTCTCATCAAACAATTCATCTCCAATCTGTATATCACCCATTGTTGTAAATCCGTATGGGGTAGGGATTGGAGTGTGTAATGCCAGCTGTTTGCCATTTTTCTTGGGAATTTCAATGTACGCCGTGTTGAACTGTCGATAGCCATTCGGTTTCAAAATGCCGAACAGGTCGCGGATAATCTGTTCCTGCCAATCCAGAAGTTCAAATTTCTTTCCAGCCCATGTGCCTTTGGTATGACTCAGGCATTCAATAAAAGAGACGGCATAGTCTGCCGCCTTTTTATCGTATCTGGAATCTTCCGCCATGAATTCTGTCGGTTTGTATTTTGCCATTCTATCACCACCTAACAAAAAAGACCTGCCAAAGCAAGTCTGCATCATTATTTTCAAGCCCTCTGGGGGCGATTTGTAATCGAGATTCTATTCCCATTGTAACCATGTTACCATACAGTTTCAAGTTTATCAAGTCATAACGGAAAAATATACTGCACAAAGATTCAGCTCGGATTTTGTGTACTATATTTCTTCGGTACGAGCCACAGCCCCCTTGTCTCAGGGGCTGTTTGGAAAGTGCTGGGAATTTTATCTTCCCGTCATGCACTCCCATTCAAATTCGCAGGCATTTTCGTATTCCTCATCGAAAAGCGCATCGTCGTCAATGTAGTCTTCTTTGTAGCGAATTCTGTCGATTTCTTCAAAGGCTGTGCCGTTTTCCTGTGCGTCCTCTTTTGCAAAAGCCTCTGCATTTTCTTCAATCCAGGCTGTGAAATCATCGTCGTCCATGTGGTCTTCGTTTTCGATTTCAAGTTCGTATTCGTACTCCGCGTCAACCCAGGTGATGATTGCCTTTGTGATTTCGGTTCTTTCGTTCCAGTCGATTCTGTTTGCCATTGCTCTTGCCTTTGCGATTCCGTATGATACCATTGTGTTTTCCTCCGTTTTTTTGATTGTTTTCCCTTTCGGTGATTACATATTACCGCATAGTGTGCATTATTGCAAGCGGCTAAATCTACAGAAAAAAAGGCTGTATATTCGCCAAATGATTGTGTAATATACAGTCTTGCTTTTCTTGATTTTTTATGGTAATATACAGTACGATGAAATAGGATCTCCCTTATTTTTGCGCCCCCGGAGCAATCAAAAAGCAAGCCCCACGTTGCCGTTTGTTGGCTTGCTTTTTGCATTTGGTAAATTTACGGAATCGTTTCTGCCCGCCGTTACAGGCAAGCACAGGGGCGGCTCATTCCGCCCCTTGGCTCTTTGGTTTTTAGTTCAGTTTCATGAGAATCGCAGGGATGATTTTCGGTTTGCCGGTTGCAAAATCTGTATAATCTGCGGTTACCTTGGTCAGCCCATTCATGTGAAATCCTTGTTTTTCAAAAGCGGCAAGGGTGGCAATCAGACCGCTGAAGGTGCTGGAAATCGTAAATTTGTTGATTCCCTCGGCTTTCAGAAAGTTGGCAATTGGTTCAATATCCTCGTCCCATATCACTTCCTGAAAATCGATGAATTCATTTCCGTTCTGTTTACTTTTGCGGTATGCCCAGTAAAGGGTCGTGTTCAAGTTGTTCTCACGGAAAAATTCGTTTCCCTTTGTAGCTGCCTGTTCAAAAAGTTCAATTGTTTTCATGGTGTTTTCCTCCAAATTTCGTTGTTTTCGGTCGGTTTTCCGTTCCGTTGTGTTGTATATTACCGCATCTTTGGCTGATAGTCAACGATAATTGCGATAATAAATGTAACAAACATCACGCCGAAATTGGAGATGCTTTTTGTGTGAACATGACAGCAGCACAAAGCCGCCCTGTCGGCTCGTGTGGGGCTTTATTGCAATAGGGAAAACTTTACGGAGGAATCCCTGAATGGCCACACAGCCAAACGTGGCGGCTTGTGTTCGATTATTCTGCCCGATTGCGATGAATGATGCTGACGATTTTTTCCGTTTCTTCCGAGGAGATTCCCAAGGCTTCAAGAGCCTCACGGGTTCCGCAGTCGGGACAAATCAGCGTTTCATTATCCGTTCTGGAAAGTGCCGGTCTTCCATGATAGGCACAACCGCACTTTGGGCAGGTTCTTTCAGTGTTCGTTTCATTTTTCATAACGGTCAGCTCCCTTTATACTTTTTTCGTAGGCTTTATCCAGATACTTGAAATCGAATCCGAAAATCGTATATCCGAATCGGCAGGTGCTGATGTAGTTCTGTGACGGAATGCCAAGGCTGCGTTCTTCGTGCATGATGTACACAAAGGCGTCCAGCGTTTTTCCGGTTTCGGAAAGCTTGATTTTCATGTTCTTCTTGTAGTAGAAATTTGGATAACCCTCATAGGCATCCAGGCTTTTTTCATCTCTGGCAGTTACTTCCCAGACGGCTACCGGAACCACGCCGCCTTTTTTCTTTTCAATGGTGAGGTAGGAGCCTGTCTTGCTGCCCTTGTAGAGAAGCTCGTAACCTTTAATTACGCTTGTTCCCACAACCTTTGCCGTAGGGCATCTGAATTTCATTTGACGGACATTGAGGTTTGAACCGTAGGCAATGTAATATTTTTTCATCTGCATCATCCTTTTTGTGAATTCCGCTTTTTCTTAAGCGGTAGTCACATATTAACTCTTTCGGGCAAGAATAGCAACCCGCTAAAACTACAAAATATCTGTGCCTTTTCTTGTGTAGTATTTGTTCAGATTATGCTTTGCGATGTCAGCCGCTGTGTGGGCTTGTGTGGGGCTTTTCTTAAGGCTTGGGAAACTATCCCGCAAAAGCAACGTTGGCGGTGGTGTTGCCGCCTGTTGCCTGTGGGAGGCAAGCCTTTTCAGGCTCTGCCGAATCGGAAGGCTGCATCTCCCTCCAGGTTTCTTGTCAGGAAATCCCTTGCCGTGGCAAATTCTGCTCCCATAAATCCCAATCGCATCAGCCATGTTCTCATGGCAAATTTCGGATTTTCCGTCTGCTGCGGCTTTGGGCTTGCTGTTCGCAGTTCCTTTGCCATTTCGGAAAGGGCAAGGCAAAGCTGAATGTAGCTTTTCAGCTGTCCGGCATGAAGTCCGTTTTTCTTGCCGTTTGCAGGCTTGTCAAACTGGAAAAGTCTGAATTCGATTGTTCCCTTTGTAAAGGTTGCGTGGTAGTTCAGCATATGGTATCTGCTGTCGTTGTAATGATGATTTCTGCCGTAGTCTGCACCGTTTGAAGTGTACCAGATGTCCGCAAGCTGTGCCATGGTTGTTGGCTTTTTCTTGTTGATCTGCTCGATGAATTTTGGGTTTACCGTTCTGCAGTAGCGATGCATTCTGCCGCTGTCGATTTTCAAAGCGTCGGCAATCAGCTTTTCGTGGCTTGCCATGATGTTTGCAAGATTTCTGAGGCTCTGTGGTGTGTGGCCGTTTGCTCCGATGTGAATGTGAACACCTGCACCGATTCCTGCGTGGCTGATTGCTCCGGCTTTGCGAAGCTTTCTGACCAGTTCCTGCAAGGTTTCGATGTCCTCGTATTTCAGGATTGGGGTTACCAGTTCGCATTTTTCGCTGTCTGCTCCGGCAATGGAAACGTCTCTCTGAAATTTCCATTCTCTGCCCTGTGCATCCCATGCTGACCAGGTGCAGTAGCCGTTTCTGCCTGCCGTGTTTTCGTATCTGCTTGTTCCGAAGAAGTCGGCGGCAAGTCTTGCAGCTCTTTCTCTGGTGATGTGGTTCATTTCGATTTCCACTCCGATGGTCTGGTTTTTCATGTTTTCAATCTGTCTTTCTGTTTTAGCGTTCATTGTTTTTCCTCCGTAAATTCGGGCTTTCCGCCCTTTCGTTGTGTTACATATTACCGCATCACGGAGGATATATCAAGCGGCTAAATTAACAGAAAAAGAGACTGTATATTCGCCGAATGATTGTGTAATATACAGTCTTGCTTTACTTGATTTTCTATGGTAATATACAGTACGATGAAATAGGTGCTCCCTTATTTTTCAGCCCCCGGAGCCACTTTGAAACTATCCACTTCTGGAATGATTGCAAGAGAGGAACCGTTTTGCCATTTCATGTGTATCGAACCCAGATCATCGATATGAGTGACCTCACCGATTGTTCCCGGAAGAATGGGATACTTTTCATCACGCATGGAAATCAGCTGCAGCTTTGTTCCTGCAGGATACTTCTTTCGGAGTTGTTCCAGATATTCTTTATTGGGAATTTTCATCGTTTCCACCTGCCTTTCTGAACGCTGAACTGCCTGAAAGATTTCTGAGCAGCACCTTTCTTGCCGATTTGTACTCTGCGCCAATCATGCCCAGGCGAAGAAGATAACAACGCATGGTATATTTGGGATTGTCTGATGTGTCAGGCTTGTTGTTGATGCGTTTCTGATTTTTCGCAAATTCGCAAAGCATGGAAATGAAAGTGCAGTAGGCTGTTGTATCATCGTACTGCTCCACGGTGAACCATGGAAAACAAACCTTGTCATCTTCTACAATGATTTCAAGATTGTCAGTTTTGAAAGCAGCTTTGAAAAGTTCTCCCTTGTTTTCCACAATTTTTCTGAGCCTGTCGATTGTAGCATCATCAACCAGTTCCAAAGGCATCTCTACCGTCAGACCGTTTTCTTCTTCATCAAGCGGAACATCATAGCCTCTGCTGACCAGTTCATCAATCAAGTTTTCGACTTCCTTGCTGTCAGCTGAATCACTGATTTCAAGATTGCCTTCCTTTGTAATCGTGTAATCTCTGCCGATTTTGTATGCACAGGTTGGCATATACTGATATTCGGAGGGCGCTCCGATAATCTCGCTGACCGCCTTTGCCAGTCCCTTTCGTTCGTTTCCTGTAAGATGTAATTCAATTATCATGTGTTTTGACCTCCTTTTTGGTAGTACACATGATAACTCTAAATGGCACAGATATCAAGTGTGGGATATGTAGAATTATTTCCCCTCGTTTTGTGCATAATAGGCGATTCCGGCAAGGACAAACCAGGCATTGCAAGCTGCGATGCCGTTGCCCCACATTTTATAGGCAGCGCTGTCGGAATACGGATTCTTCAGCCACTTTTCAATCTGCTTACGGCTTTTGGGTTTGCACTCTTTTCCGATTGCCTTATTATAGGTTTCAAAAACGTTTTGCCACCAGTCAATCTGCGTATCAGTCGGATTTTCCGTACCAAGTCCATCACACCACCAAGTCGGCATTCCTTGAAGCAATGCACATTCCTGGGGTGTAAGTCGGCGGACAATGTATTCAATTTCAGGAGTGCTGTCATTGACAACAGGAGGGTCTTTATAGTCTGATGCCACAAGTGTGTTTGCTTTTTCCTTTTCGGCAACGGTATGATGAGAATTTTTGCTTGTGGAGTATTTCGGATGAGCGATTCCGCCTGCCCCCGATGCAACGATTGTAGGAGATTTTTCCTCTTCAATCTGAAAACTAAATTTTGCATTGTACCCCTGATTCATTGCAGGTCTGCCGATTCCATATGAAACAGCGTGATTTTCAGTACAATTCAGCGTGTACATGGTTTCCGATTCCTTGTATCCGTCACCGTGATGTGAAGGGCGTGAACCGTTGCCCTCAACTACAACCATACCACCTTGGTTCTTGCAAGGTGACTGATTGCTGGTATCAATGGTTCTTGAAGTATCTGCTTCATAAAATCCGCTGTTTGGATTATCGCTCATCATGGAATTGCTGTATTTTCCGCAGATGCCATATACCTTTGGAACGAAAAGCGTCTGGTCGTTGTTGCAGGAGAGCGTTGCGGATTTGTTTTCCTGAATCAAAGCACCTTTTCCACCACCCGGACATCCGGAACGAATTTTCAAAGTAGCCGGAACAACACCTGCACGAAGTGTGGGGGATTTTTCTTCTTCGTAACCGATGCCTCTTGCCTGTGCTGAATGTTCGGTACAGAATCTTGCGGATTCCACCACAAAAGGCTGGTTGTTTCCGCCTGTTCCATAAGTTGCAGAAACTGTCTGAGCAACATTAAGAGGTCCTGTGTATCTGGTATCCTGAGAATGATTCTCGAACATCAGACCTGAGCCTGTTTTTTCAAAGCAAGTTCCAAAACTTCGGGAAGTTTCTTGCCACGCTCTGAAGCTCTCCGCAGAATACCCAGACACGCCTTCTGACTCAAATAATATTTTTGAGGCACATCCGCCATCAAAATCTGCGACAAGGTAGATTCTCGCTCTTCGTTGGGGAAGATACCAGTATTGAGCATCGAATGTTCGGTAGGAGAGAGAGAAATTTTCACCCATGATTTCTCCTGCCTTTGTCCATTTTTCAGGTTTAGGGACAGATAAATCTGTGTCTTTAATCTTACAGAATTCTTCAAGAACGCATCGGAAGTCTTCTCCGCCATTTGAGGAGAATGCTCCTGTGACATTTTCCCACACTGCAAATCTCGGATATTTTCCATTGGTTGCACCTCTCATTTCCTTTATAATTCTGATTGCCTGAAAGAAAAGTCCTGAACGCTCTGCATTCAAGCCCTGACGCTTGCCTGCAACTGAAAGATCAGTACAGGGCGAGCCAAAGGTGACAATATCCACAGGCTCAATTTCTACACCGTTGATGCTGTTGATGTCGCCAAGGTGCTTTACAAAAGGCAGTCGCTTTTCGGTTACAGCGATAGGAAAAGGTTCAATTTCTGATTTCCAGACAGGCACGATGCCGGAAAGCATAGCCATCATGGGGAATGTTCCTGAACCATCAAAAAGGCTGCCGAGCGTAAGAGGTTTATTCATCAGGCTTTTCCACCTCTTTTACAAGTTCACAGTAAGGTATCTGCTGTCCGTCACGGATAACATACACACCGTCAGCATCGCCGGTATCCTCAACATAGCGTCGGAGAATAACAGATGCATACTTTTCATCCAGTTCCATTGTGTAACAAATGCGGTTCATTTGCTCACAAGCCATAAGGGTTGAACCGCTACCGCCAAACGTATCAATAACTACACCATTTGCCTGTGTGGAATTTCCGATAGGATAGCTTAAAAGGTCAAGTGGCTTTGAAGTTGGGTGATTTGCATTGCGTTTCGGCTTATCAAAATTCCAGATGGTCGTTTGCTTGCGGTCTGAATACCAATGATGCTTGCCGTTCTGCATAAAGCCATACAACACAGGTTCGTGCTGCCACTGATAATCCGAGCGTCCAAGCACCAGACTATCTTTCACCCAGATACAGCAGCCTGCAAGATGAAATCCGGCATCAATGAAAGCCTTTCTGAAATTCAGTCCCTCCGTATCCGCATGGAATACATAGGCTGCACCGCCTTTTTCAAGGTGGTCAGCCATACACTTGAATGAAGCAAGAAGAAAGTTGTAGAATTCTTCGTTTTTCATACTGTCATTCTGAATGGTAAGTCCACTGGAACTCTTGAAAGAAACTCCATAAGGCGGATCGGTCAAAATAAGGTTTGCCTTTGTATCTCCCATAAGAGCAGATACATCTTCCGCAGAAGTAGCGTCGCCGCACATCAGCTTATGTTTTCCAACAATCCAGATATCGCCATGCTGTACAAATGCAGCCTTTTCAAGTGCCTTGGTAAGGTCAAAATCATCGTCTTTGACTTCATCACCGCTGTTTGTATCAAATAAATCAGCAATTTCAGATTCATCGAAACCAGTCAAACCAAGGTCAAATCCGAGATTCTGTAACTCTTCCATCTCAACAGCAAGCAAATCATCGTCCCAGCCTGCGTCCAATGCCATACGATTGTCGGCAAGAATATATGCCTTTTTCTGTGCCTCTGTGAAATGGTCAACATATACACAAGGAATTTCTGTAATTCCTTCTTCCTTTGCTGCCATGATGCGTCCATGCCCAGCAAGAACGTTGTATTCCTTGTCAATGATGACAGGATTCACAAATCCGAATTCACGAAGAGAAGAACGAAGCTTCAGAATCTGTTCCTTGTTGTGTGTTCTGGCGTTATTGGCATAAGGCACTAATTTGTTGATGTCAACAAGCTGAAATTCTGTAGTTGTGGTCATCTGTAATTCCTCCTCTGCTGAATTCTGAGCATACCTTTTCGGGCGGCATCCATATTGCCTTTGATAGCCTGTCCTTTGATTGTGCGGTATTGCTGTTTGGTAAGATAGGGTTTATTATTTTTCAGTTCTCTCCAGAAATTATTATCTGCTTTCATAAATACTCACTTTCTGCTGCGGAGCAGCTTTTCCATCATATCTTCCTGCGGATTGCCCTGAAATTCCACAGAACAATTTTCCCTCACAATCTGAAAAATCTGATTCCAGATCTGATTTGCCTGTTTCATGTAGTTCTGTGACATCGCTACATAGGGAGAGGCGATCGCCGCACCCGTTGTGGGGTGTTTTGAAATGTACCCATATTTTGTGACGATCTGCTCGCAGTGGATCCAACGGGAAATGCTCATGGCATACTGTTCCACCAGCTGGCGGCTGACGATTTTTTCACAGGAGCGTTCTTTCAGCCATTGATAAGTTTCTATATACACATCATCTGCAAGGAGTTTTGTGCCGTCACGCTGTAATTCTTTCATGAAATCCCTGACAGGTGGTGTTTCAGCGGATTCTATATCCGCAGGCTGCATCATAACTTCAGCCGATTTTCCCTCAGCAATTTTTTCCGTGAGTGCCTTTCTTGGTCTGCCTGCACCCGGTCTTGCACCGCCTCGGTTAGTGCCGTCTCTTGCCATGATGTCACCGCCTTTCATAAATCAAAGAAATTCAAACAAAAATATTAAATTGGGCATGAAAAATGCCGACTGTAAAAGTCGGCAAAGTTAGATGTTATCAGCATTTTTCAGTATTTTTATATCTGAGGGGTCAATAGGGTGTTTGAATACCCGTTTTTGTGCGTGAGAGGGGCCACCGGTCAATGTTTTGTCTATTTTTAGAGGTTTTTATACCCCCAGGGGCTATTTTTCTCCTAAAAGCATAGTGATTTTAGGAGAAACTTGAAATTAATAGGAGTAAACAGGTCTGCTGTCCTCATTGCCGGTCTTTTTATCATGGCACGGTTTGCATAAGGCTTGCCAGTTGGATTCGTCCCACATCAAAGCGGGGTTGCCACGATGCGGAATGATATGGTCGACTACCGTTGCAGGGACATATCTTCCTTGCTGCAGGCAACGTACACACATCGGGTGCTTGCGGAGGTAAACTTTACTGAGCCTACGCCACTTGCTGTTGTAACCACGCTTTGCAGCTGACGGTCTGTCAGGCTGTTTGTGTTTCTCGCAGTATCTTTGTCCTGCATCAACAAGCTGTGGGCAGCCCGGATAACCGCAAGGGTGTTTACTCTTCTTTGGCATTCTCTCACATCCTTTTTTTCTGATTATAATGATACCACATTTTCTTAGTGGCTTTCAATGGCTTTTAGTGGCGAGTTTATAATTTTCTGCACTTCGTTCAATGCTCTGCCGTGCATACGATAAACCCACCTTAAATCCGTAGACATCAGCAAGGCGATTTGTTCCCATTTCTTAAATTGCAAGTAACGCATTTCCAGGATTGTTTTGTATTCCGCAGATTCAATTCTGTTTACAACACGCATGATCTCACGTTTCAAATTCACCAAGGCATCAATATCCCTGTCAATTTCACGTTCAAGGTCGATGATTTTTACAACGGTTTCTTCCATTCGGGAAGTGTTTCTGTTTGGACTGTGCGGCATATCGCTATAGACTGTTGTAGCTTTTGTCGCAAGTTCGTTCAGGTTTCTAATTTGTTCAATTTTAGAATTAATCTGCATATCAAGATAACGTGCCTGTTCCATGTATTCTTTTGCTGTCATATTGCCTCCAATTCCGCCTTGACTGCTGACATCAAAGCTGTCTGTGTTTTATCTTTTTCGGTAAGTGCTTTCAGGATTTTCTCGTCAACCGTACCTCTTGTGATAATATGCTGTATGATAACAGTTTCGGACTGTTGTCCCTGTCGCCATAATCTTGCATTGGTCTGCTGATAAAGTTCCAGACTCCAGGTCAGTCCAAACCAAACAAGGAAATTTCCTCCCGCCTGCAAATTCAATCCGTGACCTGCACTTGCAGGATGTATCAATGCGACCTGCAATTTTCCGCTGTTCCAATTCTTTATGCTTTGTGCTGATTTGATTTCCTGATATACAATTCCAAGCTTACCAAGCCTTTCTGCAATTCTTGTTCGGTCGTGCTTGAACCAATAGGCTACAAGGACAGGTTTGCCGTTTGCTGATTCGATAATATCCTCTAATGCATCAAGTTTTCTGCTGTGTATCGGGATTATCTCTCCACTATCATCATAAATTGCACCGTTTGACATCTGACACAGCTTATTGCTTAAAGCCGCAGCATTCGCCGCTGTGATCTCCGTATCCTGAACCTCAAGAATCAATTCGTCTTTCAATTCTTTATATTTTTCTTTTTCAGCATCAGACATTTTCACGATGTATTCGTTAGAAATCAATTCCGGCATTTTCAAATGGTCTATCGCTTTCATTGAAACCGTAATGTCCGATATTTTCTCGTATATTCGCTCTTCCGCATCGGGAAGAGGTTTGTAGGAATACACGATATAGCCGTTCTGCTTGTCCGGTTTGAAGTATTCGTTCCGGTATTGCCCGATGAATCTGCCGAGCCGCTGCCCCATATCCAGCAGACGGAATTCAGCGAATAGATCCATAAGTCCGTTGCTTGCAGGAGTGCCTGTCAGTCCTACGATTCTTTTTACCTTTGGTCTGACTTTCATCAATGCCTTGAAACGTTTGCTCTGATGATTCTTAAACGAACTCAATTCGTCAATCACCACCATGTCGTAATCGAATGTTGTATTGATGACAAGCCAGTCCACATTTTCACGGTTGATGATGTAGATGTCAGCATTTGCCTTTAAAGCTGCAATGCGTTCTTCTGCCGTTCCGACTGCAACACTGTATCTCAGGTGCTTCAGATGATCCCATTTTTGCACTTCTGCCGACCATGTATCTCTTGCTACTCTCAGCGGTGCGATAATCAGAACTTTTCTGACTTCAAACAGGTCATATATCAGATTGTTGATAGCTGTAAGGGTTGTGATCGTCTTGCCAAGACCCATATCAAGCAGAAGTGCTGCAATTTTGTGTTCTTCAATAAACTTAACTGCATATTTCTGATAATCATGTAGTTCCATCGTTTTTCACCTCCAAGATGATTTTGTCGATGTCCTCTAAGGCATCAAGGACGTAAACCTGAAAGCCTAACCGCCTCAGAAGTCTGTGCCTTGAAAGCTGTAGAGGTCTTGGTTTCTGATTTGGTGCTTTGACTTCCACAAAGGCAAACCTGCCATGCGGTAAAAGCAGTAAACGGTCTGGCATTCCATCGAAACCGGGAGATACAAACTTCGGACAAATCCCGCCATGCTTTTTTACTGCCGTTACAAGTTTCTGTTCTATCTTTTTTTCTCGCATTCCATTCCTCCTGAAATTCACAAGACACAACTGACACAACAGTTTCGGAAAAATCCTATACGTGCGTATGTGCGTATACACGCTTACGTTATTCTCTATAAAATAGATTTCATTTAATATAGAAATTCTTGTGATACTTGTGTCAGTAGTGCTTGGAAGTGCCTATTTTAAAGGCTTTTTTGCTGTTCACAACTTCTGTCAGAAACACAAGAGGACAGAATCACAACCTCTCGTAAATCCTCTGCCTACCATAGATGGCAAGCTTTCTGATTTTGTCAGTTCTCTGCCAACCGTCCACTTTGGTCATAAGGGCAGCTATCGCATAGGAGTCGGATGGCTTGAGGTCGGATAAGTTCCTGCAAAAGCACTCGCTCCAGATCTCCGCATTGCTGACCGACTTTCTCTGCACCGTACCCTTTGCCGCAGTATTGTCCGTGAGAAAATTTCTTCTCTCATACAAATCCATGTGACTCCAGTTATCCGGAAGAAGTGTATTTAAGTACTCCTCGACCATGCCCTGGCGCTCATCGCTTTCCATTGCATCAATCTGTTCGCTCAATGCTTCACTGCTTTCCTGCGAATTCAGATACAAAGGCTCGCCCTGCCCATACAGGTACTTTGCTTCCGCCCACATTTGCAGGACTTCTTCTCTGGTAATATCCCATGATTTACGCTTGCTCTGCCCGGTTACCTTAATCGGCCAAAAGCGGCGGTTGCCTGTAATATCACGGAGGAAACCTGTCTCGGAGTTGGTTGTTCCCACGATAATGCACTGCCTTGGGTGGCTCTCAATCGTTCTGCCATAGGACGGACGGTAAATATCATCAGTACGGCTGACAAAGGCTTTCACGACCTCTACATCCGCTTTTTTGAGTCCTGCCAGTTCGCCCAGTTCCAAAATCCAGTATCCCTGCAGTTTCTCCGCACCGCTCTTGTCCTTCATATCCGTCAGATTCAAGCTGTCGGAATAATACTCATTTCCCATCTTTGCAAAAATCGTAGACTTACCGCAGCCCTGCGGACCCACCAATACCACAACCGAATCAAACTTGGTACCCGGCTCGTAAATTCTCGCTACCGCCGCCACAAAGGATTTTCTGGTTGCAGCCTTAACGTATCCCGTGTTATTCGCGCCAAGGAAATCAATATACAGATTTTCAAGCCTTACCACACCATCCCATTCCGGCAGTGCGTCAATCCAATCACGAAGAGGATTGAAATGCCTGTCCTCGACCACCTTAGTGAAAGCCACATCGTGGTTTCGGCTGGAGAAAGTTTCATAACGAATGTCGATGAGTGCCTTCAGCTGAGCTGTATCCGCATCTCTCCAGAACTTATTGTCACTGGGTCTTGTCCACGGAATGGCACCTGTAATCTGCACTCTGCCTACCAGTTCATTGAAGGCAATATTTGCAAAATCCGGGTCATTGTTTAATATCAGCATCAGATTCCACACACTGTTTTCAAGGCACTTGCTTTTTGGCATATAGCGAAGTTTGGTCTGCCAGTTGGTATTCTCCGAAAAATCGTCTGCTGCCCTTTGCTTCTTTTCCTCAAGGTCCTGTAATTTAACCTTATCAAGCGTCATGGCAAACTCGCACATCTGCTTATATGATTTTTTATCATCGTCCTCACTGAATTTATGAAGGCGGACAAGGTCAAAGGCATTGCACAGTTTACCGCCTGCAGGGTCGGTTGCATGGTGGCTGTAGGAAAATTTATCATCGTAAATTACAACACCCGCAGAACCCTCACCAGGAATAAAATCATATCTGCCGGAGGTATCTGCAGTCGGCTCATATACACCTTGAAGGAACTCATCAATTGCCGTACTGATAGGAAAATAAACACGGTTGAACAGACCGACCACGCCCTCTTTTTCAAGTGGGTCTTTCTGCTGTTTTACATTATGGTCGGATGCCTTGCTTTCCTTCGGTGTGGTAGGGAGTAGAGAACAATCTCTCCAATTAGGATGCTTCGCAAAAATCGTGTCCGGGTCAAGCCAGTCACCTTCTATTGTGTCAAAGAGGTATTCTCCATTGGACGGACAGGTCGGCCAGTACATCAGCTGATGCGGAGAAAACGAACACGGGTCAAGCATACTGATAAAGCCGTTATCCTGGGCATAATATCTTGCAGCCGCATTGAATTCATCCGGGGACATATCACGGCTGACCGGAATAATCATTCTCGCCCTCGGATGCTCCGGGGTGTGGCTGTGGGTGGTGTAATAGCAGCCCTTGTTGGAAATTTTGCTGCCAATGTTCTGCAAAAACTCTGTTTCAATGTTGTCAAGGTCATATACCAGCATGGAACGGCACACCACTTTATTTGCCTGTCTGCGGTTATCACGCAGATGTCCGGCAACAAAGCCGCCCTTGTCCTTGATATCATCACGCTGACCTTTGGGCAGTTTCGGATATTCTTCTGCCGTTTCTGAAGTATAAATAGGACTGCGCAAGCGGTCACATAATTCATCGAATCGAATCGTTTTATTCGACCAGAATTTTGCCGTCCTGCCGTTTCCATAGGCAATACTCAAATCACGCATTTTCTGTAACCTCCTTCAAATCACTGCCAAAATAGCGCAGTCTGTAATTTTTCCTTTTGGCTCTCCTGATTTCGGCATCCATTCCGGCTGATACGATTTCTCCGAACACCCAAACCTCGCTGCAATGGCTCATCAGCACATTTCCAAAATGAAGCCCCAATTCACGTTCCGTTAAATCGTTATCATTAAGAAACTGTGGAAACAGCAAATGCGGAGCAATGGGGATATACCCCTGCTCCACAGCAAATCGACTGTACTTTCGTGCATTTGCAATGTTCCCGGCAATATCTCCGGAAAACGGGGAGCATACATACACAATCGGTCTGTACGCTCTTGCCGCTTTTGTTGCCTTCTCGATGGATGTTAGTGCTTCGTAGGTAGTTGGATCAGGATAGCCTTCGCTGTTATACCTGCTCACACCCACAAGCCGCACCTCCCATCAGCTTTCTGCTGCAGTTATCGCAAAGGACTGCCGTGCCAAACAGGTCAACATCACCGTCTGCAAATACATCTGCAAGGTCGACCTGAACCTCTGAACCGCAGTGCGGACAGCGGCAGAATACATTTTCATCGTTGATTTCAATGGAAACCTCCATCGCATCATTCAGCTGTTCTTTCACATAAAACATCTTATTTTTCCTCCTCTAATTTGGTTTTGTACCATTCAAGATGGCGTTTTCTGTCTTCGTAAGCAGGGAATGCCACGAGCAGACCCACATCAACTTTCTGCAGGATTTCCAGCATCTCAATCTGTTCTTTGGTCAGATACGGTCTGATACTTTTGCCTTTTTCGATGTTATTGGCAAGTCTGAACTGTTTTGCAGTCATGCCCAGAACAATGCGGTTTAACATATCGCACTCATTGCTGAAGTGATAAGGCTTCGGCTTGTCATGGAGCAGCTTGATATTTTCGGTCAAAAGTGGGAACTCCTGTCTTGCAGATACCAGGTTCTTAATAAAAGCATCCATTTCATTAAATCTGCGAATGTACAGTTCTTTGAACTTCATAGCCTTTTGCCCGGTATATCCCATTGCCAGCATTGTGAAACCGTCACGGGTCATGCAGTAGCACGGCTGCTTTTTATTCTGGTTGTTGGTGTATGAGGACGGCGCAAAATTGCGCTGTCTGAATTCTTCACTTAACCCGGATGTTGGGTCAGTGATTTTGCGGATATCACGCAGCACCTCTTTATGGTTCTTCTCAAAAAACTCCGCTACAAACAAGCTGTCCACTCTTGCGGTGTCATGGGCATCGGCAAAGATGCCGTATTCGTCTTTGGGTATCAATTCTTTCATAAAAATACCGCCTTTCATAAAAGTAGGGTCTTGCCCTCTGATAGTGAAAGGACAAAACCCTGCGTTTTAAGAACCGTATTTTTAATCTTTTTTGTAGAAGCTGCATTCATACCCGTCAGCACGGAGAAGCAGACCCGGAATCCATGCCGGAGTTCTGCCCATCTGCTCACATATGGCATCAAGGGAAACTCCCATACTGCATTCAATAATCAATTCGTCATGCACATGACCGCAGATAAAGCAATGCGACAAGGTTCTCATGGAATGAGCCAAAATATCCCTGCTGATTGCCTGCACGATATTTTCGACAAACTTGGGGCCATAACTTTCGATGCGTTCCCATTTCTTCGTACCGCCGACACCTTCATAGGTTACAGACTCACCGCCGAAACGGTTCTCTCCCATGCGAGGTTTCACATAAGAAAGCTGTCTGCCGGAAGGGAGCTTGATGAAAAGCATACCGCTCTGATAGATAAAACGGATACCATGCGTTTCGGTCGGCACTCTCTTTTTCACAGTTTCCTTGACACATCGGTCAACCTCCCACCAGAACCTTACGATATTGGGATTGGCGGCTCTCCAGGAATCTACAAGCGGCTGTAATTCTTCTTCATCAAGTCCCATATCAAGGGCACCCATCGCTTTCAAAGCACCGACCGAACCGCCGTAGCCGAGAGCCAATTCAGCGATTTTGCCCTTTTGACGGAGGTTTCCGTTGACACCGTGCTTTTCCACAGGAACACCAAACATGGCGGATGCCGATGCACAATAAATATCCTCGTTATTCGCAAAGACCTCTGTTCGCCAGTTTTCTTTTGCAAGATGCGACAGCACCCTTGCTTCAATTGCCGAGAAGTCCGCTACCACAAATTTCATTCCCGGTCTTGGCACAAAGGCAGTGCGGATAAGCTGTGAAAGTGTATCCGGGATATCATCGTATAAAAGTTCCATTGCATCATAATTGCCGGACTCCACCAATTCTCGTGCCTGTTCCAAATCCGGCATATGATTTTGAGGTAAATTTTGCAGCTGTATCATTCTGCCTGCCCATCGGCCACTGCGGTTGGCCCCATAAAACTGAAACATCCCTCTGGCTCTGCCGTCCTCACAGACTGCATTCTGCATCGCCTGATATTTTTTCACGGAGGACTTGGATAACTGTTGCCTTAAGAGCAGAACCTCCACCAGTTCCTTTGGGGCAGTTTTGACCGCCTGTGCCACTTCCTTTTTGCCAAGGCTGTCCATCTCCAAACCGTTATCCAAGAGCCACTGCTTCATCTGCACCACGGAATTTGGGTTATCAAGGTCAGTCAATTTCTGCATTTTCTCTGCCAGCTCCGCCTTGGATTTTGCATCAAAAGCGATGGCATTCTCCACCACCGCCATATCAAGAGCAATCCCTCGGTCATTGATTTCCTGGTCGAGATGGTATTCCTCCCACACAAAATCCGGCACCGGGAACTTTTTCAGTTTCTCCTGGATGGACATCTCCACTTCCACGTCCCGCTTGTTATAGAATTTAAAGAGATTCCATTTCTCCCTGTCATGTTCCGGCAGATTGCGTGTCCTGCCGCCGTTTACCTTGGTGGATTTACACGGAACACAGAAATACCGAATAAGGTCTTTGCCTTCCTTCAGCTTCTGTTCTTCCAAACCAAGCACTGCACCTGCCCCGGCAAGTGAAAGCGGAAGCCCCATATATGCCGACCATATCATGGAGCATTTCCACGCCGCTGGGTCAAGGTAATCTCCTACAGTATCCTCATTAATGCTGTAACCGTAAAACTGCTGTGGGTAGTTTCTGCGAAGATACTCTGACAGGCAGACTCGTTCAAAGGATGCGTTGAATGCCCACTTAGTCACCATATCATCAGTCAGCGCTTGTATAATCTCCATTGGTATTTCTTCGCCCTGTGCCAGGTCATAGACCATGACCTCACCGCCGTTTACGGATACACCAAACAGCAGTATCTCGAATGCAGGTGATTGGGCATATTTATATACACCACACTTCTGCAAATCCATATCGCTGTATGTCTCAATATCAATGGAGAGTGTTCTGATTTTTTTCATATTGCCACTCCTTCCTATAAGCAAGGCGGCGAAGAATATACCTCCGCCGCCCGCTGTCATTTACTCTGCCTTATCAGCAGACTCTTCATTTTTCTTACGCTTTTTCTCCTTGTGCTTGTCAATGGCATACTTAATGAGAAATCCCACATCCGCAAGGAACATTCCCATCACAGCACCGAAACACATGGAAAGCATAATGTGCTGAACCATTGTCATCGTATACCGCCTCCTTATGCGAGAAAATCGTCATCCGCATCGGTAGCAAAATCGTCCTCGGCACGGCTCTTTCCGCCAAGAGGCTCTCCGTCCTTAATCTTCTGAAGATTATTCAAACCGCAGGCGATACCCTTATTCCCATTGGAATTGAAGGCATAGAAGTTGATGGATGCACGGCCATATACACCGCTGTACACCTCACTGCGGTCAAGAATCGGCTGACGGTCTGCATCAACAATACCGGGAGCAGTCGCAGAGTTGGCATTGACGAAGTAACAGCCTGCATACGCTGCATCGTCGGGTCTTTCCAAATCTCCGTCACGAAGAGGAGTCTTGAGAATAGACAGAGCAGGTACACTCTTGCCATTGCCCTTCAGCTTGGACTCGCCCTCTTCATAAGCAGACTGGATAGCCGCCTTAATCTTGTTTACCGTTGCGGTATCAGACTTCGGAATGATAAGGCTCACACTGTACTTCGGTGCGCCGCCGTTGATGGATTTCGGATCCCACACATTTGCGTAAGACCAACGAGTATTGACTCCTGTGATTACCTTGGTAGGGTTTGTGTAATTCTTTGACATATTAGTTGTCCTCCTTAAAATCGTTAGCTGCTGTATTCATTGCCGGACGCTTGTCCGACATAGGTACCAATGTTGGCTTGCCCTGTGGTTTTTCAATAAACCCAGAGAGCAGTTCTTCAAATTTTGTCTTGCCGAGTAGTTTGGTCATTGCGGTAATACCCAGAACCTTGTGTTCAAACGGGTCATATCCTGCGTTCTTAACCGTATCTGCCACGGCTGTTTCATTTACATACTTCCTGTTGGAGCGTCCTTCGACAATCTTCCAGTCTTTCCACTGCTTGCCGCTGACTGCCTGCTGCAATGCATATTCCTTGACATCGCCCGTCCAGGATACCAGCGCGTCTGCTTTTGCTAAAATGGCCTCAATCTCATCATCTTCAAGTGTGGAAGGCATTTCAAAATCATAACGTGCAAGTTCCAGGTTGTATTCGGCTCTCTTGCGGCACTTGGCTTTAACCTTGCAGAACTGGCAGTGGTCTCCGGCTTTGTATTCGCCTTCGCCCTTGGCTGCAAGCTGTGCGGTAGGGGCAAGCACCTCATCCGCCCATTTCAGCAGTTCCTCTTTGGATATGGTGTAGGTGCTGACATTATCCCGCCTTGGCTGGAAGATGGTCATGGTCACCGAATCGATATCATAAATGCTGTCGAAAAGCTGTAAGGCTCCCAGTGCGTAACACATCATCTGTGGATTCTTTTCTGCTTCCACCAAAATTCCGACACCATATTTGAAATCGATAACCGTGAGGGTTTCATCTGCCACAATCACACAGTCACCGGTGCCGAACCCCTGCGGTACCCACTTGGAAAAATCAAGACGCTGTTCAATCAGAACGATTGGGTCTTTACATTTTTCCTTTGCCGCCGCAAGCTGCTCCATCACATACTGAGCATACATATCGGAACAGTCTGCCATCTCCTCATCAAAGAATGATAAATTCTCTGTAGGGTCTTTCGACTGCTGCCCCAGTGCTGTTTTCAGCTTATGTTCGCAAAGACTGTGGGCATCCGTACCCTGCATGGCGAACTCACTCGGTGTATCTCCGACTGTGGAACAGAGGAGAGCCGAAGGTGGACATTCCAACCACCTGTGACTGGAGGATGCTGATAATATTGCGTGTTTATCCGGCATTGCCAAGCACCTCCACTTCAGCAAGCAGTGCCTTATATTCTGCCGGGTTGACCTCAGACAGCTTTTCCACACCGTGTTTGTTCAGGATTGCTTTGACCTCTGCCGTAAAACCACTGCGGGATTTGTCTGCACACACGGCTCTAACATCTTCCAATGTGAGTGCCTTTTCCTCCGGTGCTTCCGGCTTTGGCTCCTCGGCGGATTTCTTCTTAGCAGCACTCTTTTTTATAGGCTGCTTTTCTTCTGCCGAACCGCTGAATAAATCAGCCAAACCTTCCGAAAGACCGACAAGCGTTTCCCCGCACTTTTTGAGTTCGTCAACGAGCATGGACAATTCGTTCATTTTTCCCATTCAAGCTTCCTCCTTCCATATTCAGTTTTTCTCTGCCACTGACTGCTGTAATACGGTCAGCGATTCTTTTTGACACGACACTGATTGCGATAAGCACATCAGATAACTCACGGTCGAGTTCCTGACTGCTGCAGCCGCTCGTGCCTGTTCTGCATCTGGTTGTCATTGTTTGACACCGTCCTTTCCGAGGTGCTTTGTTTGCCCCTCTGAGAGTGAAAGGACATACACAGCAGTTTTAAGAACCACTATTTTTGAAAAAATATAGAAACCTGCTCCGCCGGATACTGCTGCGGCAGAGCAGGCAGGGAATTATTCCTTATCTAAAGTCTTTCAGTCTGGTATTAAGTTTAAGTAGCACCTTGTGTTTACGCTTATTAACACCCTTCTGGCTCATACCGATGGCCTGTCCGATTTCAGCTTCACTATGGTTTTTGCTGTACATTTCCATAATGGTGCGGTCGAGTTCTTCCAGTTCATCCAATGCCTTGTGAAGCTCATCAATCAACATTTTCTTCATAACATCCGCTTCAAGGTCGGAGTCGGTATCAGCGACTTCATACTCGGTTTCCTCGTAAAGTTTGTCCAGGGAAACTGCAGGCTCCTGTCTCTGCTGACGCTTGTCCTCACGCCAAAGAGGACGCATAAATGTTTTGTACTGCTCCTCCGTTGCAGGAATCATAATGACACGCGCCTTGCGGTTACCGATTCTCGTCCATACCACATCCGCGGGGTTGATGCCGAAATCCTTGATGGTTTCTGCGGTTACTTCCATAGGGATGTAGTGCTGTTTGTTTTCACTGCTTGTCTGTAGATTTTCAAATTTGTCCATTTTGTAGACCCTCCTTCGGTCTGAATACCGAAGTGAGAATCCACGCAGGACATCCCATGATAATTGGCCATAAGAATGAATCCTCACTTCTTAACTGGCCAACCGTCCCAGTGGGTTGACTGATATTTACTTGTGTCCGTCTCGCCGCTCTGGGCATCTACTCGTCAGCAGATGAACATTGAAACGGGGTATATATAAAGCCGGGATTTCTCCCAAGCGATATATCAAAAATAAAAACGGCAGTGAAACCCAATTAGCCCTTTGAGGGCTTCTGAGTCCGCACTGCCGTCTTAGCGTTCTGGCGATTTAATATTAGCTTGCTTTTTCATACGGAAGATTCTCTATCTTGAGCGTTCCGTCCTTATTTGCAGTGATGCGTGTTAGGTAGCCTTTCTGACTAATAATCACTGCTGTATGGTCATCATTGACATCACATACACGCTTTCCTGCTTCGTTTTTCCATGCTTCGATACGCTTCTCCTCCTCTCCAATTTCACTATATACATTATATCAAAATCAATCGCTATTGTAAAATTATAACATTTAGACATTGGTGGCATTTTGCACAAACTTAACGATAATATCTTGTTTTATTTATTTTTTGGTGGTATAATGTAGTAAAGTGAAAATAGGAGGACTATGCCTTGGGGAAGAAAATGTATAAAAAGACCGATGTTTCAAAAACCAAAACTGAACAGTTGGGCATAAGCAGCCTTCTTGTTTTAGATGATGAAAGTGATAGCAGTTCTTTTTCAGCCGTACATAAGCGATATTTCAAAAAAGAAAAATGCACCTGTCCTGCTTGTCAATCGCAAAAGACAAGAACATCAAAGATGGTTACACGCAAACTAAAAGATATTCTTATTGTCGATGATGGATTTCAAATCATTGATTTAGTTTTCCACCAGCGTTATCTACGATGTGACGGTTGCAAAAGCAGTGTGTTTCCAGAAGAAATAGATTTTTCAGAGAAAGGCAGTCGTTTTACTAACCGCTTATCAGATTTATTAGCAGAGGGTACTTTCAGATATTCTTATAAGAAGGTATGTGATTATTATGGTGTGCCTGCTTCCACTGCTTCAGTCGGTGCCATTATGCGAAGACGAATTCAGTATCGTGAAGCAAATCTACCTTTGCTATCCACTCCATCGGCATTGGCAATTGTAGAATTCTCTTATTACAGAGAACTGTATCCTATGGTTTTAGGAATAGAAGGGAACGAGATTTACTGTTTAGACATTTTGGAGGATTGCTCGGAAGCAACCTATATTAAGTTCTTCCGTATGCTGGAAGCAAATAAAGTCAAACATATTTATATAGAACCAAATGACGAATTACGAAGTGCGATTGCAGTCTGCTTTCCAACCATTCCGCCTTCACTCTTTCAAGAGTGTGTGCTACGCCACGGTCGCAATGCCTTTATTGAAATTATTCACTCTGACGGGAAGCGGTTCCCTGTAGTGCATAAAGATGATAAGCTAACCCAAAACAAAAAATTTATAACCGGGCGTGATGTGACTCAGATTAAGCAAGGCATGAGCAGTCGACCAAGATTAAAACAAGCCTACAATCAATATCAGAAGCTATTGGATATTTTTGATGGCAAATGGGAATACGGGGAACTCTCATCTTGGACAACTTCAATTTCAGATGAGCTGCCGGAGTTTATTGATTTAATCGATATAACAGAATTTTACGAAGCCGAAATCAAGAATTCATTGCATCCGGAGGAGTCTCCACCGCCACAGTACGCCGCTGTAGTCAAGGGCATCTGTGATGCAATTAGTGAAATGCCCCACTGTATTTTTGATGTACTACGAGCCAGATGTATGCTGACTATTGCACATGACACTATCTCAATAGATGGTTGTGAAAAGCGATTAGGCATCCCGGCTGAGCGTTTCGTCAGCAACATCAAGAGCATTACCCAAAATATCAAGGAGGAACGAGAATATGAACTCTAATGAAAGAATCCAAGTGGTTGGTACAAATATAGGAGAAAAGGCAAACCTAATCTGGAATGTAGCCAACTCTCTCTTTGGGGCATACAAGCCTCATGAATACGGACTTGTTATTTTACCGATGGTTGTCATAAAGCGTTTCCATGATTGCTTACTTCCTACACAGGATAAGGTTTGGGAAACCTATGAAAAGGTAAAACCGCTGGCTGTCAAAGATGGTTTTCTCCGCAAAGCATCCGGTTACCGTTTTTACAATACCAGCAAATACAACTTTGAAAAATTGAAGGCAGACCCTGAAAATATCAAAACAAACTTTGAGGACTACATCAATGGCTTTTCGGACAACGTAATTGACATTCTTGCCAACATGGGATTCTTCACTCAAATTGAACGAATGTCTGACGGTGGCGTTCTCTACCAAGTTATCAGCGATTTCTGTAAAGATGATGCTGATATGGATCCGGAGCGTATCTCCGCAGTCGATATGGGCTATGTTTTTGAAAACCTTGTTCAGCGTTTTTCAGAGAGTTACAACGAAGAAGCCGGAGCGCATTTTACAAGCCGTGACATTATTTATCTGATGTGTGACCTGCTCATGACAAATGCAGACCTCTCCGAAGAAGATGCTCCTGCGAAGACCGTATATGATATGGCTATGGGTACAAGCCAGATGCTTACGTGCATGGAAGAACGTGCAAAGGCCTTAGACAGCACAGCAGAAATGATTTGCTATGGGCAGGAAATTAACCCATTCACTTTTGGTATCGCAAAAGCTGATATGCTGATTCGTGGCGGAGACCCGGAAAATATGCAGTTCGGTAACACCCTGAACGATGACAAGTTCTCCGGCTATACCTTTGATTACTGCATTTCCAACCCTCCGTTTGGTATCGACTGGAAGCGTGAAGCTGCAGATGTTGAGGCAGAACATAAAAAGGGCGATGCTGGCAGATTCGGTGTAGGACTTCCTGCAAAGTCCGATGGACAGATGCTGTTTATGTTGAACGGTCTTTCTAAATTGAAAGACACAGGACGCATGGCTATTATTCAGAACGGTTCCTCTCTTTTCACAGGGGATGCCGGAAGCGGTCCGAGTGAAATTCGCCGCTATCTGATTGAAAACGATTGGCTGGATGCCATCATTCAGCTTCCAAATGACAGTTTTTATAACACAGGTATTGCCACCTATGTTTGGATTATTACTAAAGATAAGGCTGAGTCTCACAGAGAACAGGTGCTTTTGATTGATGCAAGCCAGTGTTATGAACAGCGCCGCAAGCCTATCGGTAACAAGCGTGTGGATATCACCGATGACTGCCGCAACTTGATTGTTCAGGCTTATGGCGAATATCGCAGTCATGAATTTACGCACACTTTTGCCAATGGACAGAGCATTATTTGTAAAGCAAAAGTGATGGATGCCGTCAGTCTGGGATATAACAAAATCACCATTGAAAGTCCACAGGTGGACGAAGATGGAAATCTCGTGAAGAAAGGCAAGAAGCTGGTTGCTGACACTTCCAAGCGTGATACAGAAAATGTTCCTCTTGATGAAGATATCGACATCTACTTTGAACGAGAGGTTCTGCCGTATCGTCCTAATGCCTGGATTGACCGTAACAAAACCAAGGTTGGCTACGAAATCCCTTTCACTCGTACTTTCTACGAATATAAGGAACTCGAACCTGCTGCTGACATTGCAAAAAGAATAGAAGCACACGAACAGTCCATGATGCAGAATCTTCATGAGCTATTTGGGAATGGTGGTGAGTAATATGTCTAACATTGCAATTGATGATTCAAAAATACCGTGGCTTGGAGTAATCCCGAAAACTTGGTCATTAACCACTATATCTGCTTTCTATGAGTTGAGGAATGAAAAAGTTAGTGACAAGGACTATCCTCCTCTATCTGTTACAATGAATGGGATAGTACCCCGATTGGATTCTGCCGCAAAAACAGACAATGGCGATAACAGAAAACTTGTACGAAAAGGTGATTTTGCAATCAATAGTCGCTCAGATAGACGTGGTTCTTGTGGAATTTCCGAATATGATGGCTCTGTTTCGTTAATAAACACCGTCTTGAAGCCCAAGGGTAAAATGCATCCCGGCTACTATAATTGGTTGTTCCACACTGTTCCATTTGCCGATGAATTTTACAAATGGGGACATGGAATAGTTGATGATTTATGGACAACTCGCTGGCAAGAAATGAAAAGGATTGTAATACCCGTTCCACCATTTAGTGAACAATCTGCCATTGCGGTCTATTTGGACAGCCAATGTGCGAAAATTGATAGCATAATTGCTGAGGCAAAAGACAGCATTGAAGAATATAAAGCATGGAAAACTTCACTCATCTTTGAGGCTGTATCAAAAGGTCTATGTTCAAATGTTGAAACCAAAAATAGTGGAATTGATTGGATAGGCGATATTCCGTCCACATGGGAAGTGCATACTTTATACCAATTAGTATCGCAAGTGAAAAACAAAAATAGCAATATGCAAGAAGAGAATCTTCTTTCCTTAAGCTACGGAAAAATCAAGCGTAGAGATATCAATGCCAGAGGCGGATTGCTGCCAGAGTCATTTAATGGTTATAACATTATTCAACAAGGAGATATTGTTCTTAGGCTTACTGACTTACAAAATGACCACACAAGCCTCAGAGTAGGATTGGCATCGGAGCAGGGTATCATTACCTCTGCGTATACAGTGTTGCGCCCAATAAATAGTGAGGTTTCACCATACTTGTATTATTTGCTACACGCTTTTGATACAAAAAAGGGATTTTACGGAATGGGTTCAGGTGTTCGTCAGGGTTTGAATTACAGTGAAGTTAAAGATCTGCGCGTTGTTCTCCCCCCTATTTCCGAGCAAATTCTAATCACCAATTATTTAAGCAAGAAAACAGAAAACATAGATGCTATGATTTCTGATAAAGAATCTATTATCAACGACTTAACCGACTATAAAAAATCCCTCATCTATGAGGTTGTCACAGGAAAGAGAAAGGTGGTGTAAATATGTCCGAGGATAAAAAGTTTGTAGACCGTATGGAAGCATACAACAGTGCTTTTCAGAAGATGGACGAAAGTGAAAAGCATTTTGAAGAACATATTGAAAGCTATCTGGTTTCCGATGAGGGTGGCTGGACAAAGGCAACAGATGCCGGATACTGCAGCGAAGACAGCCGTGGAATGGCTCTTGATATCATCACGCTCACCAACTTTGTGCAGACTACTCAGCCAATGGCATGGAGACGTTTTGAGCGTATGTGTACCATCAGTCCTATCCGACAGTTCTATAAAGCGTTTGAAAATGCTGTCACACAGGATGGCTTGATTTCCGTCATGCGTCATGGTTTCAAGCACCGCGGCATTAACTTCCGCGTTTGTTATTTCAAGCCGGAATCTGAACTCAACGAACTGGCTAACGAGCATTACAAACAGAATGTCTGCCAGTGCATCCGCCAGTGGCATTACACTGAGGCAAATAGGAACAGTATCGATATGATGTTGGCTGTAAATGGTATCCCGGTTGTAGCCATCGAATTAAAGAATCAGCTTACCGGGCAGTCCGTTGATGATGCCATGCGTCAGTGGGAATACAATCGAAATCCAAAAGAATATGCTTTCGGATTCAACAAGCGTGTTCTGGCTTATTTTGCCTGCGACCTTTACAATGTATATATGACCACGCAGCTTAACGGAGCAGAAACCGTATTCCTGCCTTTTAACCAAGGCAGCAACGGTGCGGGCAAGGATGGTGGTGCAGGTAACCCTACTACCGAAGATGGAAAGTATGTTACAAGCTACTTCTGGGAGAACGTTCTCCAGAAAGATAAGCTGTTAGATATCCTGCAAAAATTCATCAGCTACGAGCGTTCCGAGAAGAAGAAAATCATGCCGGATGGTTCAACAAAAACCACAGTATCATCAAAGGTCATTTTCCCTCGTTATCATCAGTTAGATGTTGTAAGAAAACTGGTATCCCATGTCCGTGAAAACGGTGCTGGCCACAACTATTTGATTCAGCACAGTGCAGGTTCAGGAAAATCCAACTCCATCGCATGGACAGCATACCGTATGGCAAGCCTGCACGATGAAAATAACAATCCTATTTTCGATAGCGTTATTATCGTTACCGACCGCCGAGTTCTTGACCAGCAGTTACAGGCTACGGTGTCCGGTTTCGACCACACACTCGGTAGTGTTGTAACAATCGATGAAAAGAAAAATTCCGGAGACTTAAGAGATGCTATAAATGATGGAAAAAGAATTATTATTTCCACATTGCAGAAGTTCCCGGTCATTTATGATGAGGTTCATTCTTCTGTGGGTAAGCATTATGCGGTTATCGTTGATGAGGCACACAGCAGCCAGACAGGTCAAAGTGCATTGAAGTTAAAAGCCGCTCTCGCAGATGTCAGTGATGCTCTGCAGGAATATGCCGAACTGGAAGAAAAGGCTGTTGAAGAAATTGAAAAGAATGACCCTCTTGTACAAGAAATGCTCAGTCAAGGCAAGCATCAGAATATGAGTTTTTTTGCTTTCACTGCTACACCAAAGGGGAAAACTCTGGAGATTTTTGGAGAACCGCAGCCGGATGGCTCTTTCCATCCATTCCATATTTACTCTATGCGACAGGCAATCGAGGAAGGATTTATTCTTGATGTGCTTGCCAACTATACCACTTACAAAATGTGCTATAAGTTAGCTAAGAGTGTTCCGGACAACCCGGAAGTTCCAACCTCTAAAGCTGTACGCACTATCCGAAGATACGAGGAGTTGCATCCACACAACCTCAGACAAAAGGCAGCAATTATTGTTGAAACCTTCCGTGATGTGACAAAAAAGAAAATCCAGGGTCAAGGAAAAATGATGGTTGTTACCGCATCCAGACTTGCAGCAGTTCGCTATTATCATGAAATCAAGCATTATCTTGAAGCAAACAACTATGATGATGTTGAAATCATGATTGCATTCAGTGGCAGTCTTAAGGATCCAGATGACCCTAATGGCATCGAATATACTGAAACGAGCATGAATGTAGACCGCAACGGCAATCGAGTAAAAGAAAGTCAAACCGCCGCTGTATTCCATGACGAAGGAAATATTCTGATTGTTGCCGAAAAGTATCAGACAGGCTTTGACGAGCCGCTTCTGCATACAATGATTATCGACAAGGAATTGCGTGATGTTAAAGCAGTACAGACACTCAGCCGTGTAAACAGAATCTATCCCGGCAAAGAGGATACTTACATTCTCGATTTCGTAAATCCTGTGGAACGAATCAAGGAGGCTTTTCAACAGTTTTATCAAGAAACCAGTCTCACAGAAGAGATTAACTTCGACTTGATTTATACCACGCAGAGAATTATTCATGAAATGAATGTCTATACACAGGATGATATAGAAAATGTAGCAAGAATTTATTTTGACCCTGATGTCAGAAAGGCAAATGCTACACAGGGACAGATTTCTAACGCACTGAAGCCTATTGCTGACAAATACAACAAACTTAATCAAGAGCAACGTTACCAGTTCCGTAGAGAAGTCCGTGCCTTTGCAAAATGGTACAATTACATTTCACAGATAACACGAATGTTCGATAAAGAACTCCATAAGGAATACATTCTGTGTTCATATCTTGGCAAGTTGCTTCCGGCAGACCCAACACCGGAGTTTGACCTTGATAACCGTGTTAAATTGGAATATTACCGCTTGGAAAAAACCTATGAGGGTGCCATTGAGTTGGATGAAAAGTCTGGCGAATGGAAACCTACCGAACCCAAAAAGGCTGGTAGCAAAAAAGAGAAACTCACTCCTCTCGAAGAAATCATTGAGAAAATCAACGAAGAATTTTTTGGCGATTTTACGGAAACAGACCGTGTTATTGTTGATACCCTGTATAACAAAATGAAGAAAGACTCCAAGGTCAAAAAAGCAGCTAAATCAAATGACCAGCAGGTGTATGAACGCAGTATCTTCCCGACCATTTTTGAAGATATGGCACAAGAGGCTTATATGGAAAATATGGCCGCCTATGAGCAGCTATTCATGGACGCAGATAAATACCGCATCATCCAGAAAGCACTTGCTGAGCGCCTCTACCAAGAATTGCATAACCGTACTAAATAATACTTAGTCCGAGCATGACACCATGTCTGCTCGGACTTTTCTTTATTCTTCTATCCCACCCTTCGGTGTATACCTCGGAATTTCATATCCATCCACACTGCCATCCAGCCACAGCACCTCAATGCCCCTATCCGGCTTGACCAGAACTCTGTCAATCACGAATGAAAGGTCATCTGCATCGGAAAGCATCTTCCAGGCACTCATGCTTTCAAAGTTCTCTATGTAGCGTTCAATGGCTGCCAGCCTGTCAGCACTGACCGCATCTGCTGCGAATTCCACTATTGCTGTCCGTATGTCCTTTGCCACAATCTTTTTTCTTGCCACATCGTGCAGGACATAAAACAGCAGCTTGTCATAGATATTCGTGGTCTTGCATTTCACGGCCGAATAGCGGTTACGGCACTGCCATACTGAATTATTGTAGGAAGTGGAATGCCACGGTCTGGGGCCAAATGTCGCACCGCACTTGGCGCATATAATTTTGCTACTAAAGAAACCAATACCGCTGTATCTGCGTTTATTCTCCCTTTTCCTGTTCTTAAAGTTTTCCTGCACAAAATCAAAAAGCCACGGGTCGATAATCGGCTCGTGGTTGTTGGAAACATAATATTGTGGCAGTTCGCCTTCATTTTTCTTGACCTTCTTCGTTAGAAAATCTACCGTAAATTCCTTCTGTAAAAGCATATCGCCTTTGTATTTCTCATTTGAAAGCATCCTGCGAACAGTTGCTGCACTCCACACCTCACAGCCACCGGGAGAAGGTATTCCTGCCGCTGTTAAGGCAATTGCAATTGTGTGCGGTGTTAATCCCTGGATGAACATTCGAAATATCTTGCACACGATAACTGCTTCTTCACGATTGACAACTATTTCAAATTTCTCTTTGCCCTTATCCAAGCCGAGAACTCTTGAGTAGGCAAAGCTGCCTTTGCCCTGGGCATATCGTTTTCTGACTGCCCACAGTATGTTCTCTGACATGGAGCGTGATTCTTCCTGTGCCAGTGAGGACATAAGTGTTATGATGAATTCGCCCTTGGAGTCCATTGTCCAAACCTGCTCTTTCTCAAAATACACTCCTATGCCTTTACTCTTCAACTCACGGATTGTTGTCAACGTATCTACCGTATTTCTGCCAAAACGTGATATGGACTTGGTTAGCACCATATCAATCTTACCCGCCATACAATCACTCATCAGCTGTTTGAACTGCTCTCATCTTTTGGTGCTGCAGCCGCTGATGCCTTCGTCTGCGTAAACACCTACGAACTGCCATCCGGCATGGCTCTTGATGTAATCTGTGTAATATTCCTTCTGTGCCACAATACTGGTCTGCTGTTCTTCCTTGCCCGTAGAAACACGAGCATAGGCAGCAACTCGCTGGATGAGTTTATCCGTTCTTTTAACAGCCGTAAGCTGTGGCAGGTTCTCCACCTTCTTGACAATTTTATCGCTCACCGACCGTCACCCCATCTCCGATTTCTTTTCTGACCTCAACCGACTGAAACGGCGGGTGGTAGTATTCCAGTAATTTATCCCAGACCTTCTGCATTTGTTTTTCTGTAAGTAAGCCATCGTGGTAAAGACAGCCAAGCAGCATCTTTGCCAAACGGTAATCAACTTCATTTTCAAGCATTGAAAAGACCTCCTATTCCGAGTTTGTAACATACATCACTCTGAAAGGCAGAAAAGTCAAGGGGTATGTGCAAAGACTGGTAGGTCTACACAAATTACAATCGTTACAACATTAAACCTTGCAACGATAGCTCTTTGCTATCGTTAATACCGTATGCAAAATCCGCCTGTTTTCAATGCTACCGATGCTGCCATTTTTCTGTTTCCGGGCAAAAAAATAAGACCCTCTCTCATGGGTCGTTCTCAAAAAGCCTTATTCTATGGGATTTTCACACTTGCACCCAATGGTTATCTTGTATCAATCACGCTACTGCTTTCTCATAAAGTATTCCATCGTAAGGCTCAAGCATTTCAGCAATCAGGTTTACAATACACTTTGGTGTGTAGAACTCTCCTTTACCTTTTCCTTCTGCAAGAGCGAACTTACTAAGAAAATACTCATATACACGACCTATAATATCGTTCTCTTTATCATCAGTGTTGATACGATTGATTTCATCAAGCAAAGAAGCCAACTTTGCCGTATCAATATGTAAGCGGGAGTAATAGTTATCCGGCAAAGCACCTTTCAGTGCCGGGTTGTTCTTCTCAATCGTATAAAGTGCTGTATCTATCTTTAGTGCAATATCGTCCTGCTTTGCATTTTCAATAATGTACTTCCAACGGCTTTCTTCAGGAAGATAGAATACATTTTCCTG